TCCATACACAAGTCAAATACTTCAAGGAAATTATTCATCAACCTCAACTATATTAAATGTAGACACATTTTCTTTAGCAAATCAAACTCAAGGTGAGTTTAGTGGATGGGTAGAATCTAATATGATTTTAGTTGGGCAAAGAAGTGGTGCTCAAGCAACAATTACAAATGTACGATTAATATCAGATTTATCATCAACTTTAACTGGATGTTTCTTTATTCCAAATCCAAATGTTCTTGAAAATCCAAGATTTGAAATTGGAAATAAAGTACTCAGTTTTATTGATAATGATATAAATGATTCAAATCTAGCAAATACAACTGCAGAAGAAGGATTTTCATCTACAGGTATTTTGGAAACAGTCCAAGATGATATAATTTCAATAAGAAATACAAGAATACAAAATAAAAAAGAATTTAATAATAAATTAGTATCAAAAACAACAGGAACGCAAATTGTTTCTGGAGCGGGAATATTAGCAAATAAATCAAATAAAGATGTTGTTGTTAGTTGGTATGATCCTATTGCACAATCGTTCTTGGTTGAAGATTCAACAGGAATCTTTTTGACAAGATGTGATATCTTCTTTAAATCAAAAGATGATATGGATATTCCAGTTACACTACAACTCAGAACAATTGAAAATGGAATTCCAACTCAAAAGATACTACCATTTTCTGAAGTTACATTAGATTCATCTGAGGTTAGTATTTCATCAAATTCTTCTGTAGCAACTTCATTTATTTTCAAATCTCCGGTATATCTGGAAGGTGGTAAAGAATATGCAATTTGCGTATCATCAAATTCTACAAAATATAGCATTTATGTATCAAGAATTGGTGAGAATGATCTACTGTCACAATCATTTATATCTAATCAACCATATCTTGGATACTTATTCAAATCACAAAATACTTCCACTTGGGAAGCAAGTCAATGGGAAGATTTGAAATTTGTTCTTTATCGTGCAGATTTCATAAAATCAGGTACAGTTGAATTTTATAATCCAGAATTATCTGAAGGAAATAATCAAATTCCAGTATTGATGCCAAATTCAATTAATTTGTCATCTAGAAATATTAGAGTAGGTTTGGGTACAACCATTGCAGATTCTGGATTAGCATTTGGAAATACAGTTTTACAACTTGGAACTAATGCTACTGGCAATTATGTTGGAAGTGCAGGAAGTGCAACATCATCTTTAAATGTTATCAATGCGGGTATTGGTTACACTCCATCATCAGGATCATATACTTTCAACAACGTAAATTTAACTAGTATTACAGGTTATGGAGCAAATGCAACTGCAGATATTACTATAAGTCAAGGTGTTGCAATTGCAGCAACAATTGTAACAGGTGGTAGTGGATATCAAATTGGAGATGTTTTGGGTATAACAACAATTGGAAATAGTGGCACTGGTGGTGATGCAAAATTCTCTATTGTTTCAATTGGAAGTACTAATCAATTAATTTTGAATAATGTTCAAGGTGATTTTGTTGTTGGAACCGGAAAAACAATTCAATATATTAATAGTTCTGGTATAACTACAATATTAAACTATTCCTATGGTGGAGATGTTCAAATATCAAATATCAACGCAATTAGTGATGGACTTCATATTTTAGTTGATCATAAAAATCACGGAATGTATTCAAAAGATAACTATGTGACAATTTCAAATGTTGAATCTGATGTAAAACCAACAAAACTGTCTGTTCCATATAATACAAATTCTAATTCTACTATTTCTGTAGAAAGTACTTCAAACCTATCAACTTTTGAAAATGTTGGAGTTGGAACAACTAATAAAGGATATATCTTAATTGGTGATGAAATTATTTCATATACATCAACTTCTCCAGGAGTGATTAATGGAACTATAGTTAGAGGATCAAATCCCAAAAATTATCCAGCAGGAACTCCAGTTTATAAGTATGAGTTGGGAGGAGTTTCATTAAGAAGAATTAATAAGACTCATTATTTAAATGACGTTTCTATTAGCAATCCAATAACTTTAGATTCATATAATATTAAGATTGATATGACATCGGATGGTACTGATAGAAGTACTGATAATGGATATACAAAACTATTTTTAAATCAAACTAAATCTACTGGTGGATTTAATATCAGAGCAACTCAGAATATACCATATGAAATTATTACTCCAGTAGTACACAATCTTACAGTTCAAGGAACTTCTTTGAGTGCTGAATTAAGATCAATTTCTGGAACTAGTGTAAGTGGAAATGAAATATCTTACGTTGATAATGGATTTGAATCAATTACATTAAATAAATCAAATTATTATAATAGTCCCAGAATTATTGCATCTAAAGTAAATGAAAGCAATAAACTTTCAACTTTACCTGGAAATAAATCACTTAATATGAGACTATCACTCAATACAATTGATACTAAATTGAGTCCAATGGTAGATACCCAAAGAATCAGTACAATTTTAACATCAAATAGAGTTAATAGTGTAATTACGAATTATGCTACAGATAGCAAATCAAACACTATAGATAATGATCCAACTGCATTCCAATATATTTCCAAAGAAATTATTTTAGAAAATTCAGCTTCGGCTATAAAGATAATATTAAATGCTCACGTAAATTCATATTGTGATATTCGTGCATTTTATGCAGTAAGTTCTTCACAAAACTTCAATCCAATATTTACACCTTTTCCTGGGTATAATAATTTAAATACACAAAAACAAATTATAAATTTTGAGAATAGTGATGGTAGTTCTGATAACTTCATTTCTCCAACAACTTCTATTGGATTTTCTCCTTCAGATATTGAATATAAAGAATATATATTTACCTCAGGTAATTTACAATCATTTAGATCATACAGAATTAAAATTATTATGACATCAACTAATCAAGTGTATGTTCCTAGAATGAAGGACTTGAAAGTAATTGCACTTGCATAATATGAACTATTTGAAAGTAGAGGGACATTCAGATTTAATGAGAGATCCAAATACAAATTCTATTGTAAATATTAATATGTCAGAATATCAAGAATACATTACAAGAAGAGATTCAAAAAGTGAAAAGAATCAAAAAATACAGAATCTTGAGTCTGATGTTGCTATTATAAAAAATGATCTTGATGAAATAAAATCTTTACTTAGGAGTTTAATCAATGAATCCTGATGAAATTCAACTTGAAAATCTAACAAAAAGTTTTGAATACTTTAAAGTTTGTTCTGAAATAGATAACATATATGACATTGAAAATATTAAAAACATCGCAAAATGTTATTATAAACTTTATTTAAAGCAGCAAGAGGTAGTTTCAAAATTAGCAAGTTTATAATCATAAATATTTTTAACGGATAACAATAAATGGCGCAACCAACTACTAGACAAGAATTGATAGATTATTGTAAAAGAAAATTGGGTGCTCCAGTGCTTGAAATTAATGTTGCTGATGAGCAGATTGATGATCTTGTAGATGATGCAATCCAATTGTTCCAAGAGCGTCATTTTGATGGAGTTTATCAAACATATTTTAAATATAAGATAACACAAAAAGATATTGATAGAGGAAGAGCCCCAGGAAATAATTCTGTCGTTGGTTTAGCATCAACTTCAGTTACAGCAAATATTGTTGGAGTAGCAAATACATTCAATTACACTGAAAATAGTAATTATTTGGAAATCCCACCATCAGTTATCGGTGTAACTAAAATTTTTCATTATGATGGGTCAAATACAATTACTCATAATATGTTTAGTGTCAAATATCAATTATTTTTAAATGATATTTACTACTGGGGAACCACAGAACTTTTGAGTTATGCGATGGTCAAAACATATCTTGAAGATCTTGATTGGTTATTGACAACTCAGAAACAAATTAGATTCAATAAAAGACAAGATAGATTATATTTGGATATTGATTGGGGAGCTGTTACTGTTGGAAATTATTTAATTATAGATTGTTATAGTACATTAAATCCAAATGATTACAGTAGAATATGGAATGATTCATTCTTAAAACCATATTTAACTTCTTTAATCAAAAAGCAGTGGGGACAAAATCTAATTAAATTTCAAGGAGTAAAACTTCCTGGAGGAGTGGAACTTAACGGAAGACAAATGTACGATGATGCACAAAGAGAAATTGATATTATAATGGAAAAAATGTCAAGCACATATGAACTTCCACCCTTTGATATGATAGGATAATGTTAAATCCATTTTTTCTTCAAGGATCAGAAACAGAGCAAGGTCTCGTTCAAGATTTAATCAATGAACAATTGAGAATGTATGGTGTTGATGTATATTATTTGCCTAGAAAATATATAACTGAAAAAACAATTATAAAAGAAGTTATTCAATCAACATTTAATATTAATTTTCCAATTGAAGCTTATATTGAAAATTATGAGGGATATGGTGACAATACAACCATACTTTCAAAATTTGGTATACAGGCACTAAATGAATTAAGGATTACAATTTCAAAAGAACGTTTTGAAAACTATATTACACCATTGATACAAGACCAAGAAGACACAAAATTAGCAACCAGACCAAAAGAAGGTGATTTAATATTTTTTCCACTAGGAAATCGTTTATTTGAGATTAAATTTGTAGAGCACGAACAACCATTTTATCAATTAAGAAAAACTTATGTTTATACATTAAAATGTGAGTTATTTAGATATGAAGATGAGATTATTGATACAACTATTGATCAGATTGATCAAAATTTAAAAGATCCAAGAAGTATTCCGGAACAATTTGGACCAACACAAACTTTAACCTTAGTAGGATCATCATCAACTGCTTATGCAATAGGTAATATTGTAAATGGAGGAATACGTTCAATTATTGTTTCAAATAGAGGAGGTGGATATACTAGTGTTCCAAGAGTAGCAATTTCTTCTGCACCATCAGGAGGTAAAACTGGAATTGCTATAGCAAAAATGATTGATGGTATTGTTGTATGCAATCAAAATGTAAATTCAGTATCAAAATCAGTACAGAGCGTAGAAATAATAAATTCTGGATATGGATATACAGTTGCTCCAAAAGTTGCATTTATTGGTGGAGGAGGTTCTGGAGCATATGCTACTGCTATAATAAACAATGGAGTAGTTGGAATAATTACAGTTACTAATGGAGGATCTGGATATGCAAATCCGCCAACAGTTTCATTTAATGGATTTAATTTATCTCCAGCATCTGCAGAAGCAATTGTTAGCTCTTCTGGTACTATTACATCTATTCGTATCAAAGATGGTGGTTTTGGATATACTGGAACTGCAATAAGCATATCACCACCACCTGTTGGTGGTATTGGAACTTTCTTGTTCAATGAAGTTATAGTAGGATCTGATAGTGGAACAACAGCGAGAGTAAGAAATTGGGATTATACTACCAATAAACTAAATATATCAAACGTTTCTGGTGAATTTACTGCTGGAGAAACTGTAGTTGGTTCTTCTTCTTCTGCATCATTCAAAATAAGAATAATTGATACAAATGGATCTGATACTGGATATTCTGATAATACAGATATTCAAAATGAAGCAAATAATATACTGGATTTTAGTGAACGCAATCCTTTTGGTTTGGTGTAATTATAAAAAAATGTTAAATAGTTAATATAATTATACTTTATTAGTATGTTTGGATATTTTTACCACGAAATTCTAAGAAAAACTATTATAGGATTTGGAACATTATTCAATAATATTACTATTAAACATTTTGATAATGATAATAATGTTGTTAGTGTCATAAAAGTTCCTCTTGCTTATGGACCAACACAAAAGTTTTTAGCAAGATTAGAACAGTCTCCAGATTTAAATAAACCCATTCAAATGACATTACCAAGAATGTCATTTGAATTTACCGGTTTGTCATATGATGGGTCACGAAAAGTTACATCAACTCAAACTTTTACATCACCAGATGGAAATAATATTCAAAAAACATATATGCCAGTTCCATATAATATGACTTTTGAATTGAATATTATGACAAAATTAAATGATGATATGCTTCAAATTGTAGAGCAGATTTTACCATATTTTCAACCATCATATAATTTAACTATTGAATTGGTTAAAGAAATAAAAGAGAAAAAAGATATTCCTATCATATTTGAGGGAATTAGTATGCAAGATGAGTATGAAGGAGATTTTGATAAAAGAAGAGTATTACTTTATAGTTTAAAATTTTTAGCTAAAACATATTTGTTTGGACCAACTTCATCAGTTACCAAAGATGTTGTCAAGAAAATATCTGTTGGATTTGTTGCTGGTGATGCAGGTTCCTCTGCAAGTAGAGAACTTAGTTATTCTGTAGAACCAAGAGCACTTAAAAATTATACTGGAATTGTTGTTACAAATCTTACATATGATATTACTCCCACAGATACATTAATAACTGTCAATAATGCATCTTCAATTTTACAAAATACTTATATTGATATTGAAGGTGAAGAAATTTATGTAAAATCAAAAGATGACAGCACTCTTACAGTTGAGAGAGGAAGAGATTCTACAAAAGCAATTTCTCACGTATCTGGAGCAGAAATTAAATCCATCACTTCTGCAGACAATTTATTGATTCAAGATGGTGATAATTTTGGATTTTCTGGGAATACTATATAAAAAATGGCAAAAAAATTTGACAAATTAAATGATGCATTTGATATTTCTGGGGAAATAGTATCCAAAGAAATTGAAACTAATGAAGAAAAAATAGAAAAAATATCATCATCTGTTGATGATATAAAAAAGGATTATGAATATACAAGAGGAAATTTGTATTCTTTAATTGAAAAGGGTCAAGAAGCAATCAATGGCATTCTTGAACTTGCACAAGAAAGTGAAATGCCAAGAGCATATGAAGTTGCAGGTCAATTAATTAAAAATGTAGCGGATGCTACTGACAAATTAATGGAACTACAGAAAAAATTAAAAGATATTGATGAAATTAAACAAGTAAGAGGACCCACAAATGTCACAAATGCACTATTTGTTGGATCTACTGCAGAATTATCAAAATTATTAAAATCAAAATTAATTGAAGACAAAAATTCTTAAAAATAAATATATAAGAATACTGGATAAAAATGAATTGCAATCATACTGATAAAGGATCTGTTTGTTCAATACACGGAAAGAAAAAATGTCCTTCAGTAAAATCATCAAAAACTGTAAATGAGATTGCAAAAAAACATCGTCTAGAAGTTTCTTTTATAGAAAATCAACTCAAGATGGGAATTCCTATTGAGCACGAACATACTGGAGATAATAACTTAGCAAGAAATATTGCTTTGCAACATTTAGACGAAATTCCCGATTACTATACCAGACTTAAAAAAATGGAAACATCAGCAAAAAAAGAACATAAAAATTTTAAGGATGTAAAGGAAGAAATGGATGAGCAAAGATATTGTTCTCTTTGTGACAAAAGAGAATCTAGATCAGAATGTTCTTATGGAGAAAAGGCTTGGGATAAGTTTTCAGTAAAAGATCACGAATATTCTATGGCAAGGTCGGAACTTTCTACAATGGCGGATGCCATAAAGAGACTTCAGAAAAAAATTAGTAAAGGTGAAGGTAATTTGGAAGCGTGGGTACAATCAAAAATCACTAAAGCAGCAGATTATATTGATACTGCAGCA